GATCAAAGATAACAGCGTTAGTGCTGTTTGTCTGAAACGTAAGGTTAGCCGTGCCATCCGATGTTTTAACAAGGGCGGTAATAGAAGAAGTGTTACCAGCTACGGCATTTATTGTTGACATGGTTAGGTACTTATTAGAAAGTTGCTCTATAAGTAACAGTAAAACCTAAGCCATATCCATTACCACCAGGATAAGAGCCGTCATATTTTTGAAGGTATATTTTGTTATCTCCAGTATTTATATATCCAAAAATACCAAAACCAACTGCCAATTGTTCTCTACCAACACCATAAGTTGTAACAGACGTATTCATTGTGAAAGGTAAGTTTGAAATAAGAACTTGTCCAGCGCCAGTTCCGTTTGTAGTAATTGTTGCAGATAGATTAAGCGTAACTAAGTTACCCACTTTTGTGTATTGACCAACTGTACTTCCAACTGTAGTAATAGTTCCGCTTGTAGATGATACTGTTGGAGTCCAAGAACCAACTTCATAATCATTTAAAGTGGAATTTGCTAGAGCGCTAGAATTATTAAATACAATTCCATTGGTTCCACTAGCAAAAGACGCACCGCCACTTAAAGTTCCACCAGTTAAAGGCAGTCCAGCGGTGGTTTGAGTTGTACCATCACTAAAAGTGACAGAAGGAGAACTGCCGTTAATAATGGTAGTCATATTTATTCCTAATTAAACTGTTACCCAAGATTGAGTAGCTTCATCCCATGTATATACACCGCCATCTGTAGGATAAGCAACAGGCGCAGTCCAAGTCCATGTAGGCGCAGAAATTGTCCATGATGGGAAAGGCTGAGGCGGATAAAACACATCGTTGGCTTGGTCATATGTATAACCGATACCAGCGTAGTTACCACGTAACGGGGTTCCGCCTTGGGTATGTTGTCCACCGATAGTGTTGTACGAAGTTTGAATCCAAGTACCAGGACTCGTATCTACGAAGTTATCAAAAAAGGCTTGATCTGCAACAATTACTTGCTCGACTTTACCGTTGTTTACTTTTGCAAAATGGCCCATTTAAATCTCCTTTAGTTAAGCTGGTGACAAATGCGTACTGTCTAACTTTGCTTGACGTTCTGCTGCAGATTTAATTGGTGCCGCATTAACAATATCTTCTTTAGATCCAGCAATAGGTTGTCCAGCAGCTAAAAGACGTTGTACTTCTTCAGCAACAATTTGTTCTATAGCAACACGGCAACGCTCGTGAATTGCATTTTGAATCCAGTCATTTTGGCTAAATGCCACATAACCAAGAGCTTTGTCTTCTGCGTCTGAAAGTGTAATTGTGTAAGTTGTCATAATTTATCCTATTAAATAACCTAAAAACGATGAATGTCCCATGTATACAGATACGTTTGGTTCTGTATTTCTAACACGAACGCTGATATAGTCGCTAGCAGCTAAATCCGCAATCATGGTTCCACCACTAATTTGTGTTATTCCAGTAGCTCCAGTTGCATAACTCCAAAGCGCTACGTCTTGGTATTCCATTTGAGTCCCATTTTTAAACCAAGCTAAAGAAAATCCCGAAGACGATATATAAAGCTGAGCATAAAAATAATATAAACCAGCTACAGGCGCTGTATATAAATAAGTGCTAGTGTTATATCCACCACTTCTAGTAGAGCCAACAAAACTGGAAACTAATTGATTGTAGGGTATGTTGGAGCCTGGTGAAATAGTAATAGAACCACCACCACCTGTTGCCAAAAATGCTGGTTGGTAAGGCTTTGTTACTACGCCAGAAGAATTAATTTGAAATCTTGATATAGAATTTGTTGCAATACCAACAGTATTTGCTGCTGGTAAATACATTCCATTTGTTGGAACTGTTGAGCTTGATGGGACTAATGATGTTGCAGTAATGGTATTAGCAAAAGTAGCTGCTTGTGTATTGCTTAGTGTTAAAGCAACAGTATTTGCTCCACCAGTCGTAAAAACTAAGTTTCCAGTTGTGTCAGCAACTTGAATTAGCGAAGTAGTAGTTGTGTTACCAGCAGAAATAACGCTCATAATTAGTCCTTAAATGATTACCCAGCGTTGACCGCTTGCTACAGTCACAGTAACTCCGTTCGCTGTGTTAACAGGGCCTACACTAAATCCGTTTACACCAGCATTAATAGTTGCGTTAGCCGTGATGTTTACGTTGAGAGCCAAAATCGAACTGTTACCAATACCTGTAGATCCACCGCCACCAGTAGATGCTGCCCATACAGGAGGCAAACTAGCTCCTTGGCTTGTCAGTACATAGTTAGCAGTACCAAATGATCCGTTAGCACCAAAAGCGCCACTAGCATTAATAGTAATTGCATCGGTTGCACCGCTATTAACTACAAAGTGAATTGAGTTAGCGGTTGTTGTACCAACTGTAAGGTCTGTGTTAGCGGAATATAAATAAACAGTATTAGGAGTACTAAGCGAACCAGTACCAGCAAAGTTGGCACTATTCATACCAAAGTTACCATAGTACGCAGTAGCATTACCTAAGTTATTACTTACAATAAAGTCAACAGAAGCAGCAGAACCATTACTGAGGTTTTGAATAATCTTTTGTACGTAACTATTAGCATTTGCTGTATAGGATGCAAAAATATTACTATCTGAATAACTTAAGTTGCCGTAAGAAATAGCACCAGTAGAAGAGTTTCCAGCAATGTTAGCCGTTGCAATATGGTATGCAGCAGTTACGTTGGTAAACGTTGCTAAGTTTGGTGTTGAATTACCAATGATGACGTTGTTTAAAGAACCGCCAGTAATCGTAACACTGTTGGCGTTCTGGGTAGACATAGTGCCTAAACCAGAGAAGTTAGCACCAGAAATCGTACCGCCAGTAATTAATACGTTGCTTGATACGAGATTTGTAATAGTGGTGATATTGCTAGCGTTAGCAAAAATAGCTCTTTCGGCAGGATAGGTAACAAAGACTGCTTTAGTACCAACACCAAAAGTTACGGCTGCATTAGCATTACTAGAAGCAAGAATAGTATCTCTAGATAACGAAACGTTACCAGAATAGTACGTGCCAATACCTACTTCCCAATTCGCCCCTGCTTGATCTGCAATGGTGTAGTAAGTATTGTTGGTGTTACCAATAGCAGCAAAAGACTGATAGCCTACTACGGCTCCAGCCAAAACAATCGTACCACTACCAGTAGTTGTCGAGGTCTCTTGGACCCGATCCGCTATTACAAAAGCCATATTAGGCTCCTTATGCTATACGAATAATAGCGTTTGTAGAGTCTGCAGTAGGGAAGATCACTGTAAAAGTACCATTAGTAGCGGTTTTATCGCCACCAAAAGCTAACACTGCAACAGCGGTATTTGCTGTGCTGTTATAGATCAAAGCACCGTTTGCAGTAATGTTTGCATTTGTCCATGAGCTATTTGCAAAAGACATAAACGCTACGTTACCTGTACTTGTTGGGCTTGTGCTGATTGATAAAGTGTTTCCGCCAGCAGTGTAGTTTGATCCTGAACTAGTAACTTCTCCAGTAGTTGTATACGCTGCAGTTGCGTTGCTTAACGTTGCAGAGCTTGTATACAAAGCGAGTTTATATACTGGGCTTGCGCCTGAAACTAAATTTTGCTGACCGCTAAGGATTTGAACCTTAAACGAATCTGCCATTCCTTGGGTAATTGCCATTTTATACTCCTAAAAATTTGTTTGACTTGCTGATGTTTTCTTTTGCAGGAAGCACCCGCAAATTCCCCGGGACGTGCAAACCAGACACCATTTTACCCTGTAACGGAATGATGTGGTCAACATGCCACGAACTTTTTGTTAGTTTGGTCAGTAATGCTGCCAATCTATATTCATTACTAATACGCTCAAAATCAATATCTGTCAGCCAAGATGGGGTACGCTGTAACTTAGCTGCTTTACGTTTGGCCCCACTTTTAGCAAAAATGTGTGGATTTTCCCGTTGATATTTACGTTTCCAAACCCGTACTTTTTCTTGGTTTTCAGCATTAAACTTTCTTGATCTAGCGGATAACTTTTCTGCATGATTTGCATACTGTGTATCATTATGCTGCTTAACCTTTTTAGGGTTTTTAGCTCGCCACTCAATTAAAAACGCAGCACGGCAATCCATACATTCACCCGTTCTAGTGCGACGATTAGCCACATGCCCTTTTAAGCATGGTTTACCTGTGAAGTATTGTTTTTCACTAAGTGCTAAGGCGGCTTTACGAGTTGTTTGCATTACGGGTTTACTTTAATTTTAGCTTGACCATCCCGGTAGGCATCGCCACGTTCGAGTCCTGTTCCGAGTCTATTAAGTTGCTGTAACGCTTCTTGGTATTTCGTATTATACACTTGCAACATATCACTTTCGCCTTTCATATACTGGTACGCCTCAACAAGAGCGCCATATAAAAGTGCAGGGCTGTAATTGTCACCAAGCCATGAAGATCCCTGATCTACAATAGACTCTGGGTAGTAGAAATAGTGTAACTCCGCTGTATATATAGCGTCTGGAGTAGGTCCAAGTATAAAAGATAGCTCATTAGGGTCATTTAACCTAGACCCAAACAAAGCGTAATAACGAGGCAAACCAGTATCACCAGGGTTTGGGTATGCTTGGCGGATATAGTTAACGTCTTTATTTAACAAGTACTCGTATGTGCCATCAGACTGAATAATAGCCATTGAATACGTAGACAAATAGTCATTTGGGCAAGCTAGATACTTATTATTAGCTGTCAAACTACCTGTAACGTTTTTTCGCAAAGAAGGGATTTGCACCGTATTATAAATGCGCTTTTCCGCTTGCTGAATAAAGGTATTAATCTGAGTGACAGCATTGACGTTAGTCTGACTACCCCCAGTTGTTACCTGCACAAACGTATCTGGGAACTGATTCTCAGTATATGTCTGTATTTGCGAAAAAAGTTCTTGGTAGTTCATTAGGGTTTACCCTTAAGCCATTGGTCCACG